CTTTCACCCGCCGGGTGGCTTGTGTCCGGCATCCCCTCAGGGGAGTTTCCTCCCTAGACTCATCCCCGGCCTTCACCCGAACCCCCATCAGGTCGTGAGCGCCGGGGATTTTTCTTGGAGCGAGCTTTGATCGGCCTCTACAGCCTCACCGCAGTTCTCTGCGTCATCATAGACCAGATATTCATCAATCCGTTCCGTAGGAAGCGGTCATGACTTCGGCAGTCCACGACTTCAAGGCGATCAACCGCAAGCTCAACCGGATGGAGCAGAAAGCGGAGTTCGAGGAGAAGAACCCGGAGCCGGCGATGTACGGGGGGCCGTATGGGGCGATGGTGCCGTTCGTGGAAGAAATGAATTCAAGTTTTCAAGATGGGACACGGCGGAGCTAGACCCGGGGCCGGGCGTAAGCCGGGGCAATCGACTAAGGTGAACGAGCAAGCAAGGCAGAAGGCCTTGGAGGGCGGCATCAGCCCGCTCGACTACATGCTTGGCCTGATGCGTGACGAGAGCCTTGACCGGGATACGAGGCTAGATGCGGCCAAGGCTGCGGCTCCATTCGTTCATGCCAAACTTGCCGCGGTCGAACATTCCGGCGCGATGACATTGACGCACGAGGACGCGCTGAATGAGCTTGACGAGCCGGGAACGGACGATCAGGCGTAAGCTGCGCGACGACTTCGGCCACTACGCCGCGAAGTGTCTGAGGATCAGGACGAAGGCCGGCAAGATCGAGCCGCTGGTTTTGAACCAGGCTCAGCTTTACTTGCATGGCCGGCTGGAGGCGCAACGGCAGCGAACCGGCAAGGTTCGAGCCTTGGTGCTGAAGGGGCGCCAACAGGGCATCTCGACCTACATAGGCGGGCGCTACTATTGGCGCGCGACACATGCCAAGGGCGTCCGGGTGTTCATCCTGACGCACGAGCAGGATGCCACGAACAACCTGTTCGGGATGGTCGATCGCTACCATTCGCATTGTCCGGAATTGGTCAGGCCAACAACGGGAGCGGCGAATGCCAAGGAGTTGAGTTTCTCGGCCCTTGAGAGCGGCTACGCGGTCGGTACAGCGGGCGCCAAGGCGGTAGGGCGGTCTCAGACTGTCCAACTCTTCCACGGCTCTGAGGTGGCTTTCTGGCCCAATGCGAAGACACACTTCGCCGGCGTCGTGCAAGCCATTCCGGACTTGCCGGGGACAGAGATCGTTCTGGAGTCTACGGCGAACGGCGTTGGAGGTGAATTTCACGAGCGCTGGCAGCAGGCAGAGGCTGGCGTTGGCGATTATGAGGCGATCTTCATCCCGTGGTTCTGGGATCCTGGCTACCGGCGCGATGTGCCGGCGGACTTCAAGCTCGACGAGGAAGAGCAGGCCTACGCTGACGCGCACAATCTCAGTCTCGAGCAAATGGCGTGGCGCAGGGCCAAGATTGCGGAACTGAAAGATGTCCTCCTCTTCAAGCAGGAATATCCGGCGACGGCTGATGAGGCCTTCCAGCTTACGGGCCATGATAGCTTCATCAAGTCCGAGCGAGTTCTTGCAGCTCGTAAGCACAGTTGCGAAGGAATCGGCCCCCTCGTCATTGGGGCAGATCCAGCGCGCTTTGGAGACGATCGCTTCTCCCTCGCATGGCGCCGAGGACGTCAGGTCAGCAAGGTAGAGAGCCGCGGCAAGATCGATACTGTCGCCGGGGCGAATTGGATCAAGCAGGTAATCGACGCGGACAAGCCGGCGAAGGTGTTTGTTGACGTTGGCGGCATCGGAGCTGGTGTCGTGGACATCCTGCATAGCTGGGGCGAGCCGTACTGCTCGGTTGTAGTTCCGATCAATTTCGGCTCCGAGCCGCAAGAGCCAACGATCTTGCTCCCGGATGGGACAAAAGCGGCGGGGCCGAAGAACAGGCGCGCTGAGATGTGGTCGCGCTCCAAGGATTGGCTCGATGAGCCGGGCGGGGCTGACATCCCAGATTTGGACAGTTTACAGGCCGACGCGTGCGGGCCTGGCTACCACTACGACATGAACCAGAGGCTCTTGCTTGAAAGCAAGGAGCACATGCGAGCGCGCGGTGTGCGATCGCCAGACGAATGGGACGCGATTGTCTTGACCTTTGCTGAGCCGGTTTACGAACAGATTGAGCGGCCGAGAGAGCGTCGGCGTTCGGGATCGTGGTTGGGCGCCTGATGGCATATGAACTGATCTTCTACGCAGCCAACTTGCCGATCCCGTTGGGATGGAAGCTGGTCGCTATGAGTTTCTGCACCCATGCTAACGCCAGCGTTGACGGATTTGTTTGCATCATGCGGATGGGCGCCTGATGGCCGATTACGACGACGATCAGGACAAGGCCGACGACAAGGCCGCGTCCAAATCCGATTGGGAAGAGGTCCACAGGACAGCCCTTGAGGAATACGAGCGCGACTACGAGCGCGAGCGGTCGAACATCGATGATGCCTACGAGGACTTGCGCTTTCGCCGTGGCCGGTTGACCGATCAGTGGGACGCTCTGGCGCTGGAATCCCGTAAGGGTCGTCCTTGCCATGTGGTGAACAAGCTCCCGCAGTTCATCCGGCAGGTGACCGGCGATATGCGCCAGTCCCGCCCGGGAATCAAGGTCGTGCCGGTCGATAGCGGCGCCGACATCAAGACGGCCGAAGTCCGCGCCGGCATGATCCGCTACGTTGAGAACCGGAGCAAGGCGAAGCACGTTTACACCACCGGCGCCGATAGCCAGGTGACATGCGGAATCGGCCATTGGGCTGTGACGACTGAATATGCCCACGCCGGCACGTTCAACCAAGAGATCAGGATCATCGGCATCGAGGACGGCGTTTCTGTTGTCTGGGATGCTGATGCGACGCTGCCGACCAAATCGGACGCCGATCATTGTTTTGTCCCCACGGACATGACAACGGCGAAGTTCAAGAAGAGCTGGAAGAACGCCAAGGCTGACGGCTTCGATACCGGCATTTACGGGCTCGGCACCTCGGGCTGTTTTGACACGTGGCATTCGGGCGATTTCATCCGGGTTGTGCAGTATTGGAAGAAAAAGCCGATCAAGCGCACGCTGGCGCTGATGCCTGATGGCTCGATCGAGGATTTGACCGAACAGCTCAAGGATGTGCCCAAAGATCAGGCCAGGGCCGGCCTCGAGTGGCTGGCGCAGCAGAAGCAGGCCCGCATTGAGGAGCGCGACAGCTACAGGATCTGCCGCTACCTGATCACGATGGGGGAAGTGCTGGAGGAGGCCGATTGGCCCGGGATGCACATTCCGGTTGTCCCCGTGATCGGCGAAGAGGTCCGAGTCGGGCGCGACGTCTACCGTCACGGCATCGTCCGCTATGCGCGCGACCTTCAGCGCATGGAGAACTATTACGCCTCGGCTGAGACCGAGGTGATTGCGCTTCAGCCGAAGGCACCTTGGCTTGTCACCAGGAAGCAGGTGGAGAAGCACTATGATCTGTGGGAAACAGCCAACACCGAGAACCATCCGTTCCTAGAATACGATGTAGACACGCAAGCGCCGCCGCCGAGCCGCATTCAGCCGCCCGTTGCCTCTCAGGCCATTATCGAGGGCAAGCAGCGCAATTCGGAGGACATGAAGGCCGTCATCGGCATTTACGATGCCAGCCTTGGCGCCAAGTCCAACGAAACTAGTGGCGTTGCGATTGCTCGCAGGGATGCGCAGGGCGATACCGGAACCTACGTCTATCACGACAACTTCGCCCTTGCGATCGAGCGCACGGCCGAGATCGTCAACGAGCTGTTCCCGAAGGTTTACGACACGCAGAGGACGGTCCAGATCCTCGGCGATGACGGCAAGCCCGACATGGTCGAGATCAATAAGCCGCAGATGGTGAATGGCGTTGATCAAGTTCTGCATGACATGACGTCGGGAAGCTACGATGTCGTCATGGAGATGGGGCCGAACTACGCGACCAAACGCGAGCAGGCGCAGGACGCGATGACGGAGTTCATCCGGGCCTTCCCGCCGGCGGCGCCTGTCATGGGCGATCTCTACGCCAAGAGCATGGATTGGCCACACGCTGAGGAGATTGGCGAGCGGCTGGAAGAGCTTTTGCCGCCTCCGATCAAGGCCAAGCTTCAGGCTGACCGCATGAAGCGTGAGCAGGCATCGGGGCAGCCGCCTTCGCCTGAGATGCAGCAGGAGATGCAGGCTCAACAGCAGGCTCAACAGCAGGCTCAGCAGGCGCAGGCGATGCAGATGGCGGAAACACAGGCCAAGGTCGAAGAGGCCGAGGCCAAGGCCGCCAAGGCCAAGGCAGACGCGCGCAAGGCGGTGGCTGATGCTGACCGGGCTGAAAGCGAGGCCAAGAGGGCCAAGGCCGATCTCGCCAACACGCATATGGATCACCTGCGGACCATTGAGAGCCACGATCACGAGATGGCCCGCGGCCACGTCAACCATTCTCGCGACCACGCACACGCGATGGACCGGCACGGCGTTGACATGACCTTGCAAGGCTTGGCCGAGGCACGAGCCGCGCAGCAGGCCGAGCAGGGCGCAGAGAAGCACGATTTGACGATGGAGCAGATGGCTCAGCCTCAAGAGCGCGCTTCAGTCCAGTAACAAGTCCGGCGCATCCCGTGCTGGGCATTCCACGGCCGCCCCTCGGGGCGGCCTTTTTCATGAGTGAACGATGAGCGACGAAAACACGCTGGCGGCAACGCCGGACGGCACCACGACGACTGAAACCCCGGTAACGCCGGTCGATGACGGCATTATCGATCTTGATGCTCCTGAGGAGGTCAAGGAAGAAGGCGACGGCGACAAGACCGAAGGTGAGGAGAAGCCGGAAGCGGCTGCCAAGCCCGAGGACGAAGAGGCCAAAGCCGAAGAACGGAAGAAACTGAGCGGCGCACAGCGGGCCAAGCTCCGCGAACAGCGCCTTCTGCAAGAGAATTCCGACCTTCAGCGCAGGCTGGAGGAGGCAACCCGCAAGACGCCGGCGGCAGACGCCAGCGATGCGGACAAACCGCCGCGTGAGGAAGACTACCCCGATTGGTTCGCTTGGCAGCAGGCTATGACGGCGTTCAACGCCGGCAAAGCTGTCCGCGACGAGATCCGCAAGGACCGCGAGACCCGGGAAGCAACCGAACGCAGCACCAAACAGGCCGAAATCGCTCGTGAACGCCGCGAAGCGCATCTCGAGCGAGTCGAAGCAGCACGCGAGGTAATCGCTGACTTCGATCAGGTCATGAAGAAAATGGATGGAGTCCAGGTCCGACAGGACGTCATTGACGAGATCATGTCGTCCGACAAGTCCGACCTCATCTCCTACCACCTCGCACAGAATCCGAACGAGCTCGACGCACTCAACGCGATGAACTCACGCGAGCTGGCCCGCGCAATGGGACGGCTGGAGGCCACGCTGAAGATGCCGGAAGCGAAGAAAGCAACATCCGCTCCCGCTCCGTTGTCCCGCCTGAAAGGCGGCGCTGCCCCCAGCAGCCAGGAATCGATCCTGGAGGGGTATCTCAACAAGAAGTACGGCGCCAACCGAAAATAGCGGCCCGTAATGCGGGAGCCATCCGAAAAGGATAGGCTTCAATGGCTAACACTACCCTCAATGCATCGATCATCGCGAAGGCGGCGGTCGGTATCCTCGAAAACGAACTCACCATGGCCGGTCTCGTGTACCGTGGCTATGAGGAGGAGTTCGACAAGAAGGTCAACGGCTACACCGTTGGTGACACCATCACCATCCGCAAGCCGACCGACTTCACGGTTCGTAATACGATCACTGCATCCGCGCAGGACGTGAAGGAAGGCAAGCTGACGCTCCAGATCAACAAGGTCGCGGGCGTTGACTTCAATTTCACCAGCCAGCAGTTGACCCTGAACATCGCTCAGCTCTCTGAGCGAGTGATCCAGCCAGCGCTCGTTCAGGTCGCCAACCAGATCGACCTCGACGTGATGTCCCTCT